CTCCTCACAGCCCGGTCGCCCTGCGTGCTGGCACGCCCCGCGACGAACGGCAACCCCTCCCCTAATCTTTCCATTCCCTCTTCACTCACAGCTCAGAGCTCCATAGCTACTCAGGCGACCGTACCATCACAACCGGTGGTTAATTACGTGAGGTAGAGGGCCATTCACACCCCTTTTGCCGACCTGGAGATGACATTTAACCCCTCAGGGGACTGTCGTTACACAAGGCTAAAACTTCAAGACAAAGTCAGGACCGAACACAACCGGCCACAGGTGTCTGGGACACCAGAACTCTTCTATGGAGGACCAGCGACCATCGGCAAAACCGAAGGCCCGTCATCAGTGCCGAGCAGGTGCCGGCAACCATCAAGATGGTAGCCGGCACGCCAGCACTTCAGACCCTCCATAGCTCTCATTTCTTCGACCGTTTCAAACTCCTCAGGAAGGAGAAAGAAACGGGAACTTTTGGCCCTCTTTGATTCCAAGAGGTTCATTCTTCTCGAAACGACAAACGAGAGGAATGAATTACAGGGCTGGGCCCTGTAAGCATAACTCCGACGTATGAAACCGCAAGACGGATTCCATACGTCTCTCTTCAAACCCCCCCTCCTCCCGTTCTCCCAAAAGAAACTCCGTAAAGCTTCGGCCTCAACGGGTGTCGGGTCTCGCCCAGAGACCTTTCTCAGAGATGTTAAGTCCTGTTTGTCAGCAGGACTGGGCAACGTAGTAAACAAACGCCTACGTAACATCTGCCGCTCTCGCTTGTAAGCGGCGTAGGACCAATGTCCTACCTGGGAGGGGAGAAAACCCCATCTCCTACCGATTCTGGCGCGCTGGTACGCGTCAACCCACGATGGTCCAGACTTCACAACAGCCAAAGCCATGTGAAGCATGCCATTGAAATCGGTAAGAGCTCCTCCTCTCCGGAGGTGGCGAACTTCGCGCCACCCCCCCCTAGTTCTCAGAAACGCAGTGGAGTTGACCTCCACGACGTTCGGGGCGATTATCGTTTTGTCACTGTTGAGCCGGAACCCCTCGGGGTAGTCTTGCACAGTGACTCCTCGTGACGCGGAGATGACGCAGTCGTCACCATTCACGAGGAATCGCGCCTCCCTATCAAACCTCGCAGCCCAAGTGGCAGCGCAGTAGGATTGTAGGCAGAGAAGGGGGAAAGAGAGGTAGGAACCCATCATCTGTCCGTGCCGAACCCGCCGATGGTGCCCCTCAAGTCCAACGAAAACAGGACTCAAGGAAGCCTTCGCTAACGCGCGAATGCTACGAGGGATCTTCACCGAAGTGAAGAAAGCACTATCGAGGATTGCTTCAGCCACAGAATGGTGAAGCCCGTCGGTTGCGTTAACCAGATCCACGGAAGTCTGGAAAGCGTTAACACAGACAGATGCCATCCTTTCCTCGGTCGGAGGACCGCAAAGAACCCAATCGTACTGCCGAAGATGGGAGTACATCAGCTTGTGAAGGGGACCCAACAAGTCAATAAACTCATCAAAAATGAGCATTGGTCGGACCTTCCCTGCTGAAAGGATCTCTTTGTAGCGAGCCTGTAGAATAGTCACCTCTGACTGTTCTGTAGTGGCAAGCCTTAGGAATTCCGAACGTCTACCAGCCCAGATCTGATCAGCTCGCGAGAGCTTTTCTTTCCTGGCGGATGGATTAGGTAGGTGATTCCCGACGAAGGAATCATACCGTCCATCCCAAGACGAAGGGAAGAGAGAAGTCACGACACGTCGAACGTGATCGAGATACTCTCTGGATGGGGGTGGGGGTTGAGAGCAGGCAAGAGATTCCCATTCCTCTTGCCTGGATGGAGTGCACCGTCGACAACCTGCGGGCAGGTTCTTCTTGATGGAGGACATGCTGTGGGCAAGCTCCCAGCGTGATCGACGATCCAGTCTCTGCAGGTTACAGAGACCGTCAACTTCCCTTTTCCTGCCCTGGCGGCGAGGAAAGGCTACAGGGGGACGCTCACGACCCTGTAGCAGAAGAAAAGAGAGCAAGCGGCTGAGTTCTGAGACCTTACAGTCCGGTAGTTCAGAGTACGGGAGACCGTACCTAACCCGAAGCAACTGAAGGCCATTATGGACCACCTGCTTAGTGTCCCGCTCGGCTCGAGAGCAAGCGACACACCGTTTAACCTCAGAACCGCTGGCGGGATTACCTGAGGTGCGCCCCTTTTCGCGGGGCGAACGGCTACGCGGCTCCAAGCAGGGCTTGGAGAGCACGACCATCAAGACGAGTGAGCTGCAAAGCCGTCGTAACTTGCTGGGTTTCCTTAGCG